CCGGTCCTGTTGGTGGTGATTTTCAATCCAAAGTAGACTTGGGTTTTGACACAAGTCACTACGGACAGACGGCCATGCGGCTTGACACAAATGGTGGACTTGCTAAAGTAAACATAGGTACCAAAAATGGCACACATACAAATACCATTGGCGTAGCATGGGGCGGTTCCACAACTAATTATGATTTAGAAACGGAAGGCTACTAGTATGAGTTTAATCGTTAAAATGAGAAAACAGAATGCAATATACTGGCCTCCTGCAGCTACGGATGATTATGGAAGGAAGGCCGTGGGTACTTTAATCGAGCTCATCACAGCGAGCAACATAAACTACAGAGTGAGATGGGAAGCAAAGGCGGTCGCATTTATAGATAAAGAAGGCACCGAATCGGTATCAAGCGCAGTAGTGTATGTACCACAACTTCCTGACGGCAGTGAGATTGCAACTGGTGGATGGCTATGGTTGGGTGATAAGACGGGCCTCGCAGACGAGGAGGATCCCAGAGAGAACGTTGCAGCGTACGAGGTACAGCAAGTGGAAAAGCTGCCTAACATGAAGGCGACGGAGTTCCTCAGAACGGCATATTTGTAATGCCTGTTCAGGGTGTAAAGGGGCTTACAATTGATTTAAAAGCCCATAAGGAAAAGAGTGCCTTGAAGCTAACGGGTGCACTTATGAAGGGTGGGTTGTTTTTACAACGGAAAAGTCAAAATCTTGTACCAATTGACACAAACGTTCTACGGGCATCGGCCGAGACACAAATAGTTAAGGCAGATGGACTTGACATCGAGGTGACTATGGGGTACGGCACGGACTACGGGATTTACGTGCATGAGAATTTGGAAATGAGGCACAAGCCAGGCAAGTCTGCTAAGTTTGTAGAGATACCTTTACGACTGAGGCGGGAAGAGCTAAAGGCAGTAATAAGAAAGCAGTTTTATAAATGATACATCACACACCAGCTGAGATACTGAGAAGAATGATGATAAATGATGACGTGGCTGCCCCTCTGTCCGAATTGCCAAGCACAGCGTGGTCTATTTTTATAGGCCATTTGCCGGATAAGCCGGACAACGCAATTTGCATATATGATACAACTGGGATTAAGACAGGCAGGCAGATGCCCACGGGCAAAACCACAAGTAAGCCCGGGTGGCAAGTACGCGTGCGTGGAATGACATACGTTGATGCGTATTCAAAGATAATAGATATATGTGATTGGATGGACACGGTCTTGCGAAATACCGTGACAGTAGAGTACAGTGATTATGAAGTGCAAGTTTTGACCCAGGTGGGCACGGTGCTCCCATTGGGTCGCGAACTTGAAGGAAAGAAACGGGAGCATTTTACCATCAACGGTATAATGACCTACAAAGCAACATAGGAGAAATAAAATGACAATGTTAGTAGATGGATATCAGACATTGATTGAGTTTACGGAGAACACAGCAGTGAAGTTTATAGAAAAGACGGTGACCCCTCCTGGCATTAGTGCCGGAGGAGCTATCGACACGACGAATATGGCCAACGACAAGTGGCGTACAAAGAGCCCTAAATCACTGTTAGAATTACTTGATAGTGGTGTAAGTGTCCAGTGGGACCCAGCGGTTTATGCACAAATTATCACTATGGCGGGTAAAAACAATCTTATAACAATAACATTCCCTGATGCGACTACTTTTGCCTTCTGGGGATGGTTGGATACATTCGACCCAGGTGAAATGCAAGAAGGCGAAGAACCTCTTGCTGACGTAACCATTATAGCAAGTAACGTTAATGCCGCAGGAGTTGAAGTAGCCCCTGCATAATCATAGGAGAAACAAATGACTGAAATACTAAAAGATGGTTTTAGCACTACAATATCAGTGGCTGGTACAACTTTTATAGAGAAAACACTAACACCTCCTGGCATTAGTGCTGGAGGTGCTATTGACACGACGAATATGCGAAGCACGGCCTGGCGTACGAAGAGGCCCAAGTCAATACTTGAGTTACTTGATAGTGGCATAAGTGTTCAGTGGGATCCTGCAGCGTATACGGCAATCAAGGCAGATTTAGGTGTGAATCAGGAAATTATAGTAACGTTTCCTGATGGAGATATACTTGCGTTTTATGGTTGGATAGATACATTTGATCCCGGTGAAATGCAAGAAGGCGAAGAACCTCTTGCTGACGTAACCATTATAGCAAGTAACACAGATTCGACGGTGGGTGCAACTCTTGGTGACGAAACAGCACCAGAGGAGACACTGTTTGCAGATATAGTTTAATAAACAAAACATAGGGAGACTAAGAAATGAGTGAAAGTAAGAAGTTAATATTCAACTTGGATTTTAAAAAGATACCAGTTGAAATCGGTGGTGAGGAATACGTCCTCGTGGAACTAGACGGTAGAGAACGTGACAAGTATCTAAATACTCTAACGGGCAGACTGAGAACGGGTGCTGACGGCAAATCACAAGGTGTTAAAAACTTTGAAGGTCTGCAATCGTCACTGCTTTCCAAGAGTCTCAGAAAGATAGTGGATGGAATGGAAGTGGGCGTGACAGAGGTGACTATTCAGGGTTGGCCTGCACGCATACAGGCAACATTATATGACGAGGCTCGTGCACTATCAGCACTTGGCGACGAAAAGAAAAAGAAAGACGCTGATGGTAATGATGTGGAAGACGAGGAAGACGAGGAACTTGAAAAAAACGGGTAACAGGCGAGAGGCTGGCTTGGTTTAAACTAGCCAGCCACTTGCGGATGCCAATTCAACGATGTCAGGCAGAGACAACCTCTACTGACTTTGTTGACTGGATATGGTTTATGGATTGGGAAGAGCTCCATGGGTTTCACCGAATGGATCATTACTTGGCGCAGATAGCCGCTGAGATTAGTAGGACAATGGTGAAGAAGCCAGGCTCAGTTAAAATTGAGCAGTTCCTACTCAAATTCACAAGTAAAAGTAAAAGTAAAAAGAAACGAGTACCGACACAGGCCGAACTGGAGCGCTACACAGCGGCAAGTAAAGCCAGGTGGGCAGGTATTGCGGGTCTTACTAAGAAAGGGTAATATTATGGCTACGTCGGCTGGAGAACTGGAGAGGTTGGTTGTTAGGTTGGTGGGGGAAGGCTCTGACTACGAAAAAACCCTCGACCATGCTGTCTCTAGTACAGAACAAGCATCTAAGCAGATTTCCAATATCACCGACAAGGAGATGGGCGCACGCAACAAGGCTATGCAAGAGGGCGCCCGGATGACACAAGCTGCCATGAAGCCTACTGAAAGATACGCAAAGGAACTGGCAGACGTATCGCGCCTATACAAAACAGGTGCTATTACATCAGAAACATATAACAGGACAATCAAAAAACTCAATCAAACATTCACCCAGGGTTCCTATAAAGTGGTCGCATATGGCAAAAACATAGCGGCCGCCGGTAAGAAGATGCGAAACATGGGGATGATTGCTACTCTTGGAGTCACTTTACCTATTGCAGCTCTCGGGTACGGTTTTGTCAAGGCTGCATCGCATGCAGAAGAGACACAGAATAAGTTCTCAGTTGTATTTAAAAGTGTAGCGGGCGAAGCAAAGAAGGCGGCAAAGGACCTTGATGATAGTTTTGGTATGTCAAGTGTCGGGGCTCAGGATTTACTAGCATCTACGGGTGACATATTGACGGGTTTTGGATATAGTGGGAAAGCCGCCCTAGGTATGTCAGTAAGAGTTCAGGAACTTGCTGCGGACTTGGCGTCACTTCAGGAATACGAAGGTGGGGCTGCCAGGGCGTCAGAAGCCTTAACTAAGTTACTATTAGGACAGGGGGAAATGGCACAGGGTCTTGGCATTATCATCAGACAGGATGAGAAAGAGTACATAGATTTAGTGAAGAGCATCCAAAAAACTACGGGAGCTACTCGAACACAGGCGAAGGCCGAAGCGTCCCTTCAGATGGCACTTATACAGAGCAAAAATGCTATTGGTGACTATGAACGTAGCCATGATTCACTTGCAACCAAAACGAAGGAGATGATGGCTGATTTAAAAGACTTGCAGGGTATGTTTGGTAAGTATCTAATCCCATACGCAAAAAAAGCGGTGGACGTTATAATGGAACTTACAGCTAAGTTTGAAGCGCTGTCTCCAGGTATGAAAAAGATGGTATTAATAGGTGGAACTATAGCCGCTCTTATTGGGCCCATGCTTAGTGGGATTGGTATGATGACCATAGGTATTGGCGGGCTTACTAAAGTCATAGGTACGATAGGCACGCTGACGGCAAAAGCAAGCGTGGGGCTAGCAGGCGTATCGGCACCTGTACTCCTCATCATAGCGGGCGTGGTTGCCCTAGGTTTCGCCCTGTACAAACTTATAGAGTATATGTACGGCAAAGGTAGCGTAGGGAAAGCATTCAAAGAAATGGGGCGTATAGCAAAGATATGGTGGCTAAACACAGTGGAGTACATAAAAAACATTAAAGAGCATTTTAAGGATTTCATAGATTGGATACCTGGTAAGTGGAAAGACATGTTCTCTGCCGTCATTGCAACAGCAAAGAAATGGGCGCTAAGTGTGGCAGGCTTCATTGTGAACATTAAAGAAAACTTTAAAATTTTCATAGACTGGTTACCTGATAAGTGGAAAGACATGTTCTCTGCCGTCATTGCAACAGCAAAGAAATGGTGGCTAAACACAGTGGAGTACATAAAAAACATTAAAGAGCACTTTAATGATTTCATAGATTGGATACCTGGTAAGTGGAAGAATGCGTTTTCATACATCATCGAAGTGACGAAGAGATGGGCGTTGAATGTAGTGGGCTTTGTTATAAACATCGTTGACAATTTCAAGATAGCTATGGATTGGTTAGGAAATAACTGGAAGAACCTATTTAGAGACATGGGAACCTTAATCGGGCGTATGTATAATAATGCAATTCACAATACCAAAGTATTCGTTGACACTTCATTTAGGTTGTATGCGCTTTGGCAGGGTTACATGATCAGTGTTTGGAAAGACGTGTTTAGAGGCAAGCTGGTCAAATGGGTGTTTGCCGGGATTAGAAAAGCGGCCACCGCATACTTTGACTTTGCCGAAAAAGCCAGGGAAAAGATGATGAGCATCTTCAAAAAAGATGATACGGCTGGTGACGATCTAAAAGAAATGGGGATGTCACTTAAAGATGACTTTATTACAGGACTCAACTCAGAAGATATTTTCAAGGATGCCGCTGACATTGTAAAAGAGCAACTTGGCAAAATAAAAAGTCCTTTTGATGGGTTTGAGTCATCCTTAGATGCATTGCCAAAATTCATTACTAGTTTTAATACACTTGAATTGCCTGACTTTAGCACTGAGATCAAGAAGGCAAAAGATGCATTTGAATCATCCTTACCTACACTGCCTGAGTTCGCTATG